TAAATTTGGTCAAGCCGCTATCACTACCGGCGTGACTACGCTGTACACAGTACCGGCCAGCACACGCGCTTTGGTCAAAGAATTCAGCATCGCCAATACAACGGCGGCAGCTATCAACGTTCGTGTGTTTTTCGTGCCATCAGCAGGATCGGCAGGGACTGGGAATGCTTTTCTCTACGATGTTCCTGTACCTGCAAACAACGCTTTGCAATACAACGGAATTGAAGTATTGAACGCAGGCGACACAATACAGATTCAGGCGGTATCAACAGGCTTGACCATCATCGCTAGCGGCGGCGAAGCCACATAAGGGGTAGATATGACCGTAACAATTAAGGTGCTGATTCCAGCAAAGCAGGCTGAAAACACGCAGACCACGCAGTACACCGCGACCAACTGCAAGACGATCATTGACAAGTTTACTGCGACAAATACAACGGCAGGCAACGTAGCGATCAGCGTCAATCTGGTTACCAGTGGCGGCAGTGCAGGCGTGACCAATTTGATTGTGGATGCGAGAAGCCTTGCTCCTGACGAGACCTACACGTTCCCCGAGCTTGTGGGACAGGCACTAGATCCGAGCGGGTTTATTTCAACTCTCGCTAGTGCTGCGACATCTCTGACCATCAGAGCCAACGGGCGCGAAATAACTTAAGGAGCAGAAATGAAAGACTTTATGATGATTCCACGCGGCTTTACTGGCTTGCCGATGGACGATGAATTCATCACCAACGCAGAGAACAAGAAGAACTACGCCATCGCGGTCCAAGATTGGAACTACGGCCCTGAAGTGCCGACCAACGAGCCAGGCGCAAACAAAGAGTTTTACGTTGGGCTGGCCAAGGCTATGCAGTGCGACGAGAAAGACGCAAGGCGCAAACACTGTTCGAACTGCGAATACTACGACAACAGTTTTATGACCCAAGTCAGGATTGAGCGTATCCCGCTTGCCACTTACGACAAGGGCGCAGGGTTCAGGGGTCACTGCGAGAAGCTGAACTTTATCTGTAACGATATGCGGGTTTGTCAGGCATGGGAAGATCGCGAAGATGAGATGGATTGACGAAATTATGAAATGTGGGAAAATTATGACGCTGAGTTATGGCATCCAGCAGCCTGCACTGTACAGGAGTGTCTGATGAACAATGTCATTGTTCGGGATGTGCCAGCTAGTCATCTGCCAATCTATCGGCTAGAGGCTGAACTATTAAAGCTGCCACAGGTAGATATGCCTGTTGAACACGCTTTTTGCGCTGGTCTGTACGCTCGCACAATGCATATTCCTGCTGGCACTATTTTGACTGGAGCAGTTCACCGAGAGGAATCGTTCTTCTTGGTTCGCAAAGGCAGTCTCATTGTTAGCACAGACAATGGGATGCGTACCCTTGGCCCAGGTGATATGAGCATTTCTAGTATCGGCACTAAACGCGCTGGTGTTGCCCTAACTGACGTAGATGTGACCACTTTTCATGCAAACCCGACCAACGAGCAGGAACCGAATGCACTATGGGATTTGTTCACCATTCCAGCACTTGAAGCCGCGCACTTGGAGAAATTAAAATGACATTCGGACTATCTGGGGCAGCGCTTGCAGGGATTGCCGTTGGCGGCGCAACACTTGTATCAGGCCTTGCTCAAGCTGATGCAGCACAAAGTGCATCTGAAACTCAAGCAGGAGCAGCACAAGCAGGCATTGACGAGCAGCGTCGCCAGTTTGAAGCAGTGCAGAAACTTCTTGCCCCTTATGTTTCTGCTGGAACACCCGCACTTGAAGCACAGCAATCGTTCTTGGGCTTACGAGGCCCAGAGGCAGAGCGTGCTGCAATAGATCGAATTAAAGGCGGTGAGACATTTCAAGCACTATCGCAACAAGGTGAAAACGCATTGCTTCAACAAGCATCTGCCACTGGTGGATTGCGTGGTGGAAACATTCAGGGCGCGTTGGCTCAGTTTCGACCGCAATTGCTGTCAAGCCTGATTGAACAGCAATATAGCCGTCTTGGTGGCATGACGTCGTTGGGCCAACAATCAGCAGCCGGTGTCGGTACTGCTGGCTTGCAAACAGGACAAAGAATATCCGGATTGCTTGGAGAACAAGGGGCAAACATTGCTGGAGGCGAGATTGCCCAAGGCAAAGCATTCAGAGCAATTCCACAAGCAATATCCAGTGGACTTGGTTTATTTTCTGGTTTGGGAGGGAAGTTTTAATGGTCGCTCCTACTGATTACGGCGTTCAAATTGCTGACCCAACTCAATCATTTCTAAGTGCTTTTCAAGCTGGTGCTGGAATTCAAGAGGCAAGACTTAAGCAAGAGCAGCAAACGCAACAAGCGGCACAGCAAAAGTTAATTCAAGAGGGATTCACAAAGCTACGTAGCCCAAATGCAACTACTGAAGATGTTTCAAATCTTGCAATGATTTTGCCAAAAGATCAAAGCGAATCGGTGCTCAAAGCATGGGCGCTAAAAACAGACGTGCAAAAACAGAATTCACTTTCGCAAGCGGGAAAAGTTGTCTCTGCTTTATTTGCCGGTGAGAATGAGATTGCTCAGCAATATATAAACGACCAAGCTGTTGCAACGCGAAATTCAGGAAATGAAGAGGGCGCAAAGTTTTTGGAAACATGGCGTGGTGTCACTGAAATAAACCCCGCAGCCTCGCGAGACTTTTTTACATCTCAACTTTTGCAATTGCCTGGAGGTAAGGAAATTGTTGAAAACATCATTAAACTTGGCGCAGAAAAAAGAGCAGCAGGAAAAGCCCCATCTGAATTGTTAGAGGCTCAATCGAAAGCTAAAAAGGCCGAATCAGAAGCAAACGTTTCTGTGGCGACTGCTACAGATGACATTGCCAGAGCCAAAGCTCTGCGTGAATTGGAGCAGGCCAAGGCAAGGAGAGAAGCAGCAGAAGCTGATGTAGCCCAAGGAACTGTGCAATCAAGACAAGATTTAGCTACTGCTCAGCTTGAAAAAGAACAAGCCTTGACGGCTGCAAGTGTTGGTGGAGAAAGTAGAGCTGCTGGACTTGCTGAAAGCGTACTTGAAAAATCAGTTGCAGACGCAGCCGCTGCTGTTGCTGATGCTGAAAAGAAAGTATCCGAGGCCAAAGACACTCCGGCTCGATTGGAAGCTGAACAAGCTTTAAGGGTTGCACAAGCTGAGCAGCAACGCGCATTGACTGCGGCGAGTGTAGGTGGAGAAACCAGAGCGGCGGAAAAAGCACCAAGCGAATTGATTGAAACAAGAGCAAAAGCAGAAAAAGCCCGTATTGAATCAAAATATGCCGAAAAAATAAAAATTCAAGAACTTGAAAAGCAAGCCGCAGACCTTGGACTTACGAAAGCACAGACAAACTCTGCAATAGCAACAACAAAAAAGCTAGGACAAGAAACAGCAAAAATCGTCATTGAATTGGCAGCACTTAAAGCCAACAATGGACTTGATCCAGCAAAAGCATTTGACCAAGAAGAAAAATTGCGTAGGGAATATCAAAGCCGAACTAAGGCGTATGGTGAACTAGGGACTATATATTCAAATATTGAAGCATCTGCTAATGCTAAAACAGGCCCTGGAGACATTGCACTAATCACCGGATTCCAAAAAATGCTTGATCCAGGTTCGGTGGTGCGTGAAACAGAATTTGCAACAAGCCGAGACACTGCTGGCGTTGTCCAAAGACTGCTTAATGAATCACAAAAACTGCAAAGTGGTCAATTATTTGCGCTTGATTCAAAACAGCGCCAAGAGTATGTCAATCTGGCTAAGCAATATCTTGAAGCAGCACAAAAGAAAGCAGTCGAGGACAAAAAGGCTCTTGGCGTAGTTGTCAAGAACTACCGTCTCAATCCTGATAATGTGTTTGGTACTGAGCCAACGGCAGCAGCACCATTGCCAGTCAGTGCGACTATTGGAGGTAGGACTTATGCTAGACCAGCCAACTTTACTGATGCACAATGGCGAGACTATCTTAAAGCCAATGGGGTTATTCAATGAGCCCAGAAGAATGGTTAGCATCACAGCCTAGTCCAGTTGCTCCAGCAGCACCTGTATTTACGGCAATGGCACCTGCTGTAACACCAATGTCGCCGGATCAATGGCTTGCTTCGCAACAGCCAGCACCATCAACAACAATTACCGGGCTTGTTGGCGGCGCTACAAGGGGAATGGCTTTGCCTGCGGCTGGTGCCACACTAGGGGCAATTATTGGTGCGCCATTTGCCGGTGTTGGCGCGATACCTGGGGCCATTGCAGGGGCTGGTGCTGCTACTCTTGCTGGAATGCTTGGCGATCCCATCATCGGGTCAATCAATAGTCTATTCGGCACAAAATACACTCTGCCAACAGATGCGATGGAGGATTTGCTTACACGTGTTGGTGTGGCGCAACCTCGCACAGCAGCCGAACGCATCATGCAGACGACAGCAGCAGGGGCAAGCGGTGGCGCTGGTGGTGTTGCTATTGGTAAAGCCGTGGAAGCTGCCGCAGCAGGGCCAGTAGCTAGAGGGGTTGGCCAGTTAATGGCAACTACGCCAGGACTGCAAACGATCAGCGGTGCTACGGCTGGAGCGGCGGGTGGAATAGCAAAAGAGGCTGGCTCCGGCCCTGTGGGGCAGATTGCAGCAACCATCGGAGGTGCTTTTGTTCCGTCCATACCATCGGCAGTCCGAGCAGTTACCGGACAAGTTGCAAAGCAGATTGCGCCTGCGGGTGCTGGCATTCGTGAACGTCTTGAACCAACAACAATTGAGCAATTGCGACTTGGTTATACGCCACCTGAGGCACCTACGATTACGGAATCTTTGCAAAGCATCAAGGCAACTGTAGGTGAAAAAATATCACCACAAGATCAGCAGATTATCAAAAAGCAGATTGAACAAAATCCAAGCTCGACTGAGGTGGTTAACTATCGTCTGTCAGGTACGCAAGCTGTTCCAGACAACGAAGCCGCATCTACGATCAAAC